TGCTGATATCCGCAGAGAAAACTGCCGGTATTTGTTAGACACAAGATTTCAAGGCGTTAAAAACCGCATGGCTAACGCAGTTGGCGTCACCCATATGCAGATAGCCCGCCTATTTCACGCAGGAGAATCCCGCAGGAACATGGGCGATAGGCTTGCTAGAAAGATCGAGGCTGCACTGAGCCTCGAACCTGGCTGGCTAGACCAGGATCACGCCAAAACTGACACGATTATGCAGAAGATTGCTGGTCTTGATGCGGAAGGCCGTCAGGCTGTAGAGAAAATGGTTGATGCCCTAGTAAGGAATCAACGAAGCGACTGACTATAACGAGGTCGGAGACTCGCCCGGCTTCTTCTAATACTTGCAAGTTTTCCAATAAACTCTTGCTGTTAACTTCTTTTTCGCACATCGCAGCAGCCTCCAGATAACGGAAGCCTGCCCCATTACTTAGCCCCCAATAGATAGGTCACAATCGACGAATTACCTTAATTGATATTGAGGTTTTTTGCCAAATGAAAATTAAACTTTTTGATAGAAAAAAAATATCATCCAATAAATTCCTTGATTGCTTATCTTTTTTGGACTAGATTTCACTCATAGCCCGCCACCAAAGGCCGGCGTTAAGGAGAAATCATGTCCGCAACAGCAATAACCAGGGCCGCTTCCGTTGCCCGCGAAACTATTGAGGTATCACAAGTCCGGGGCGCTGAGATCGTCACCCCCGAAGTCCACCATAACTGCGTCTTAGCTTGCATGGGCGCGCCAGATCCAAGGAAGGCAACCGTTGCCTGGTTTACTGGCTTTTTCGATGAGATGAATTGCAAGCCCCACCGCTACGACTTCCGCACACCCAAAGGCATCCCGGAGTATTACCACCTGGGTTATGAATTTGCCTACGTCTACAGCCAACAGCTCGATGCACTGAGCGCTCGAGAGGAGGCTGATTATGTTCAGTGAACAGAACGATCTCATCTGCAAAGCATTTGTGCAGGCCCGCAGTAAACTGCGAAACCCACACAGAGACAGCCAGGCGGCTCGAGGCAAGTACGCAAAGCTCGAGGCGATCGTTGCCTTAGTCAACCCGATCCTGGTAGAGCACGGTTTAACCTTTACCCAAACGGTCAAATGCACCGCTAACCATATGCGCGTCAGGACTACGCTGATCCATGAATCTGGTCAGACCATGTTCACCGACAGCGCACCTATGCAATTTGGTGACAAGCCTACGCCTCAAACCATTGGCGGTTTGACTACATACGCAAAGCGCTATGGATTGCTGGCCATGCTGGGAATCGAGCACGATCTGGATGATGACGGCCAGACCGCCATGCAGGCGTTTATCAGCGACGATGAGGACGCTGACGGGCCGAAGTCAAAAGGCAAGTCCAAGACTCCGGCCAAGGCAGCAAAGCTGGAGATCAAGGCCGAGCCCGAGCCGCCAAAAGCCCCGGAGCAAAAAACCATTGATGCCCTGGCGAAGAAGATCGCTGCCGGGGATCCGATTGCCGGAGCGATCCAGCTCCTCAAGTCGAAGGGATTGGTCGCCACCCCGGAGCAAATGAAGATCCTCGAGGACGCAGTTCCTGAGACTGGGGAGGCCGCATGATCTACGTTGACTTAGACCAGGGCATCCCCGAGTGGGAAAATTGGCGTGACGAGCACTGGGGGGCCTCTGACGCCAATAAGCTGATGGGCTCCAGCGCTGACCGCGAGAAGTTATTGCGGGAAAAGGCAACCGGGGAGAAAGAGCAATTCGATGAATTCACCTTGGCGCTTTTCGATAAAGGACACAAGGCGGAAGCGGATGCCCGGCCGATCGTTGAGCAGTATCTGGCGCAAATGGAGCCGGAGAATAGTTCGTTTTACATCCCTTGGAATAAGGGTGAGAGCTTCCTACTGCCCCGCTGCGGAGTAGTAGAACCCGCCGAGTTCCCAGAAGATCAACCGGAGGAAGTACGCGACACGCTGGCAGTCAAGCTGTCTGCGTCTTTCGACGGGATTACCTGGGACGGCAAGCTGATCTGGGAGCACAAGCTCGCGAACAAAAAGTTGATTGCGGCACTCGATGCCGGAATGGTTCCAGATACGCACTACTGGCAACTGGAGCACCAGCTCTTAGTCTCCGGTGCGGAGAGGGCCATCATGTGCTGTTCTGACGGCACTGCCGAAAACATGCACATGGCTTGGTACACATCGAAGCCAGAGCGCAGAGCGAAGCTGATCGACGCCTGGATGCAGTTCGCCAGAGACGTCGAGAATTACCTACCCCCGATTGATGCCAGTGAGCTCGAGGACTTCCAGTCCCTAGAGAATCGCCGGAGCCTGATCGCAGATCAGATGCTCGACCTGAAAAAGCAGGACGAAGCGATCAAGCAGGAAATGCTGCACTGGCACGAAGTCAACGCACACGCAAGGCAGAAGGTGCAGGGTCGAGAGTGGCAAATCATCCCCATCAAAGGCCGCAGCTCTATTTGTTGGGAAAAAGCATTTAAAACCGAAGCCCCGCACATCGATCTGGAAAAGTACCGGGTTCATGGCGAGGACAGTGTTCAAGTAAGGAGAATGAAATGACTGTTAATACTGCAATTCTGATCGGCAACCTGGGTAGCGACCCGGAAGTAAAAGAGCTACCAAGTGGGGCCCGGGTGGCCAACGTCAGCCTAGCGACTACAGAGCGCTGGAAGGACAAGAACGGTGAGCGCCAAGAGAAAACAACCTGGCACGACTTGGTGTTTTGGAATCAACAAGCCGACATCGTAACCCAATACTGCAAAAAGGGATCGAAACTCTACGTTGAAGGATCGATCGACAAGCGTAAGTCCGACCAGGGCGGTTACTTCACAGACATCAAGGTTAAAAACTTTCAGTTCCTTGATTCCAAGGGCTCCAGCTCTAGCGACTCAGAACCCAGCCAGGGCTCAGCGTTCGCAGACGAAGATATCCCGTTCTAGGAGGCAATCATGGAGCACATAGCCGACATCAGCATTGCTAAGCGCATGGATGACAACCGCCGCAAGCTAGACAGAGCGATCGAGAAAGCGCACCAGGAGCTCGATGGCGACCCGGACATGGTGAATAACCCGCCTCACTACCACATCGCTGGTACTGAGGTGGTTCATATCCTCGAAGAGATGGGCCCGCATTACAACGGAACAGAGGGCTTTCACATCCTGACCGCCGTTCAGTATCTGCTCCGGGCCCACAAGAAAAACGGCTGGCAGGATATTGAAAAGGCGCACTGGCATCTTTCCAGGGCCGTCACCGTAGAGGCGTCCAGTGATTAAAACCCGGGCGGATGTTATCCGCTGGGCAAACATTCTGATCGAGCACCACATGGTTCATGCCGCGGAGGATGAGTCTCCGCCGGAATTTATCAAGGTGGATCCCGTCGATTTAATCCAAGCAGCCATTGCCCTCGAGACTGAGGGCTTTGGCTTGCCCACAACCTTTGAAAAAATCAATGAGTGACAATATGCAAACCAAAGACTGTCCTTCGTGCGGGAAGGTCGCAGTCGAAGTGATTTCGTATGCCCGCAGCGATAAGCCGGAAGGCGTCAGGGTCGGCTGGTATTGCAGCTTTTGCCGCAACTGGGATCCGGCGATCGGCAGAGAGAGGAAGGTCAAATGACAGAAACGCCAGGTCAACTCGATGGAATGGACGAGCGCATAGTAGTGAACGGAGTCAGGTATCGCAAAGAAACTGACGAAGATTACAACTGCGTCGAAATACTACGGTACTGCGACCAGAATGGAGAAGGCACCATCGCCTTGTCTCAAAGGTTTTTGGATGAGCCCAATTTATTTAAAGCTGATGTTCTCAAAGACTGGATCGGAGAGCTCGCCGATGAATACAACAAGATACTGGAAGAGGGGCTGCTCTAAGTGGCTAACTTGATTGCACTAGATAAGTGGTGTGAAGATACTGGATTCCCAAAATCAACCTTCCGGGGATGGAAGGGGCGCTTACACCAGGGCAAGCACTACTTCGTGCTTGGCAGAGTTACTTCCGTTGACCCAGAGGAAATCGACAAGTGGCTAAGGGACTTAGGTACAGAAAAGGAGCTTGGGAAGCCCAGGTCACAATCCACGGCCAAAGGTTCTACGAAAGATTCAAGTTCGCAAATAGTGACGCTGGACTTCGCAAAGCAATAGCCGCCTATGACGCTTGGATCAGCCGGCTATCCC